GACGGAGAAGGTCATGCCGCCCAAGTGTTTAATACTGTAGGATTAAGTGATCCTGATCCTGAACTTTTTGTAGCATTTGAAAGTCTAACTCCCGAGCAGACAGAATCTTGGGTAGTGGGAGCATTAGGTGATACACTTAATGACTACAAGGCTATCATTGAATCACAAATTCAATCACAAATTACACCACAATCTCTAGAATTACGTCCACCATGGCAACCGGAAGGCCTTGCGTCACCCGAGTAATTCTAAAATAATTTCAATTTTTGTTTTATTAATTTTACTAGACAGGCTACGCTTTACGCCTTGATGTAAAGGCTTAGGCCAATTGTTTAAATCACACCACGCATAGCCCACATGTTCTTCATTTAGTGTAGGAATGAATTCTTTTTCTACAATCAATACATAGGTATTAAAATGAAAGTTTTGATCCTCGCTAGTGTATAATTCTAACGGAATGATCTTTTTAATAGGCGGATTCTTTCCTATTTCTTCTTTTATTTCTCGTTCAAGTGCTTGATATGCGGTGGCGTCATCTGGCTCTTGTTTTCCGCCAACTAGGCCCCATGTACCGGCAGTACGTCCTTGATTACGCAATAAAAATAGAAATCTTTTAGTATCTTTTGCTAAAAATATTCCGCCACTACATATTATCTTTGTCATAGAATTAAACGCCAACTACCCGGATCATATACACCTTCATAACTCTTGGTCCAAGCTTCACTGTCCCACTTGTATTGTATACCTGTATATGAATTAGTTATGTATATTGAGGTAGTTGTAGTAGTAGAATCGAATATAATATTCCATCTAATTCCGTCCCATTGAATAATATCATTTGCTTTCGCATGAAAATCAGTATCGTCTGAGTTCCTCCAGGCAAGTGGGCCTTGCCCGTCGGGTGTTCTAAAATCACCAATGTCTTCTAAGATTAGATAACGTGTATCGACAGCAATGTTTTCTCCTGGATTAAATGTTGTAGGATTAATGATTGCGTTAATTGTGCCTCTAGTATAGGTGTCTGTAAGATCTGGCAAAGGAGTGTTAAGTACAGTTTCTGGATCAATGTTAATTAACATTTGACTATCATCACTAGGATTTAATGTAACAACCCCTACAACATTTGTGCCATCGGGTTTAGTAAACATTAGTTGACTTAGTCCTGAACGATATTTTCCAGGGAATAAATCTAAAATAGTATGCCAGTTAACTGTGGGACCAGCTGGGATAGGCACTTGAGTATATTCATTACCTAAAATTGGGTCACCGTTTGGTATTAGTGTAACAACATTGTTAACAATGTATACACTAAGATTGCCTGGACTAGCAGTATGTCTTGCTACAGGAATACCAAAGTCTAAGCCAGTATTCAACGTGTCACCTTCTGGTTCTGTAAAAATGTTGGCAATAATTTTAGTAACAATACCCAATCTTTTAACCTTAGCAGGAGTTGTAATCCATACAGGAGTATCAAAAGTAAGTGTAGCAATATCAATGTCATTACTAACTCCCTGAGGAATTTGTCTACTGGTCCAAGTTGTGCCAGTTAACTCAACATAACTTAAACTGGTCCAATCTACAAAGTTATTGCTGGTTTGTATTTCCATTGCTGGATTAAACAACACTAAGATTTGTTCTAGTATCTGTAACTTCTGTTCTGTATTTGTTGACCAAATATCGGCAACAAAAGTTAGTTTAAATGGGCTAGGCATTAGCCTTTCGATAGTATAGTTTTCACCTTGTTCATTTAGGTACTCTTGTCCAACGTCATCGTAGGCACGTTCGCGAATATTAATCTTATCAACATGATACGGATTTTGTATACGATTTCTATCGTAATCAAACGCCTTTACAGAGCAGGCAATGAACGGAGCAGAGTTAATAATGTTTTCTGAATTTTTGGTCAATGCCCACGCGGCCTGTCTGCTAGCATCACCGTAGCGTACAGGAATTTGTATTAAATTTCCTTTACCGTCTTTATAACTAAAATTACTCATCAGTCGCATAAACTGATTGATGTAGCGTTTTATTTGCCCGTCGTAAAAATGTTCCATTTTAATTATCCGCTGTTGGTTTCAATGCTTTACTTAGAGCTTGACGTTCGTGAACAACTTTACCTGCGATAGTAGCAGTATTGTTATTATTAATAAAGCCAGTTTTTTGCGATATACGATTGCGTGTATCACTTTGTGGTTGTGTAGGATCTTGATTAGACATAGTCGGGTCGTAATTATTTGTCATTGTCATGCGTAAATTATCAGCCCATTTGACCCATGTTTGTCCATCAAATCTAAATAATCTGTTAGGTACAAAATCTGTTCTAAGGAAAAATTGTCCCTCAACAACACCATGCATTGGAAAAGCAATACCAAAACTGTAAGGTGCGCCGTTAGGCGGTATACCGCTTTCATTCAGTTTTCCTACGTACAAATTAGTAGCAGGACTTTTTAGTACAGCACTAGCATCTACAGCAGGATTTTCTAGACTAGCATCAACATCGGTCATTGATGCATCTTCGGTCATTAATGTACCAGCACCTGTACCGTCGTCTTTGAGAGGTAACACAAAATATGGAGTTGTATCGTATCCGCTTAATGGCGCATCAGCTTCGGCCTGCGCAACAATGGCGTTATTAATAGCAATATTTTGACTGTATACGCTAAGAACATCGCGTAAGGTCTTATTACCATCACCGGCACTGGCATTAAGTATTTCAGCAAATTCTTGACTATCAACTAACGGTCCAAGTTTAGCACGTAGTAAGTGTGGATACCATGTCTGGCTGTAACCCGACGCAGGGCGACTAACGTCTGTAACTACATAAAATCTTTTTAATGCCACTAGATCATCGTTAGACGCATATTCATCTTTTAGGTGCGGCAGTTCTAAAACATCGCCTGCCATTAGTTTTCTACCTATAGTTTCTACACACCCACGTAGGTGAAATGTGATCATGATGTCATTATTGCTTAAAAATAAACCAAATTGGCTTAGGTTAAAATCAATATCGTTCATGGTGTAAATTCCACGAATTTGATAGATATCAGGATCGTAACTTCTGTCTCTATTTTCCATGAATATAACGTCTTGTATTCCTAATTCAGGAGTAGTAGGATTAGCAAGGCTGGTAACTCCTCCGGCTACTGTAGCAGTACTTACAACCGATGGCCCTAAGTATTTGTGTATAAAAACGTCAGTTCCGCCCACTTGAAATTGCTCGTTAATTACACGATCAAGCATACGGAAATCATTGCCCTTTTCGGGACGATAAAGAGAGAGTCTTGGCATAGTATCGTATTTATGGTAAATAGTTACATGAGCGATTTAGATAATGCATATAAAGAAGTAATAGATTATATCAAGACCTTTCTAGGCGATGGTATGATCGACGTCGAGTTGGACCCAAAACACTACGATATAGCAATTAAACGTGCTTTATTAAAATATCGTCAGCGTAGCCAACACTCCACAGAAGAAAGTTTTGGTTTTTTAACTCTAAAGCAAAACGTCAACGAATATATACTTGCCCCGGAAGTAATGCAAGTTAGACAGGTATTTCGTAGAAGTATTGGTTCTAGAACAGGTGGGGGAGACGGTGGTAGTTTATTTGAACCATTTAACCTAGCCTATACAAATACCTATTTGCTAGCGAGTTCTAACATGGGCGGTCTAGCTACATATTTTGCTTTTGCTAGTTATCAAAACCTAGTAGGTAAAATGTTTGGTAGTTTTATTAACTTTGAGTTTGATCAACCTACTAGACGTTTGCGCATTAGTCAACGTCCGCAAGGCGACGAAAATGTGCTATTATGGATGTACAATCAGCGTCCAGATTTTGTATTATTTCAAGACAACTATGCGGGTGTATGGATTAAAGATTATGCCCTAGCAAACTGTAAGATAATGCTAGGCGAAGCTCGCGAAAAGTTTGCTCAAATTGCTAGTCCACAAGGCGGCACTAGCCTAAACGGTGCGGCCCTCAAAGCAGAAGGCAAAGCTGAAATCGAAACATTAGAACAAGATATTATCAACTACAAAGACGGTGGACAGCCATTAACTTTTGTAATCGGCTAAAAAAATCTTGACCTTGTAATAAAACCGTTATATAATTATAGTAACTTTAGGAGGTTCTATGATTATAGGCGTGTGTGGTTTTATTGGTTCAGGCAAAGATACTATTGCTGATTATCTTACCAACTTTCATGGTTTTAGACGAGAAAGTTTTGCAAATACTCTTAAAGACGCAGTGGCACAAGTGTTTGGTTGGGACCGAACCATGTTAGAAGGGCGTACAACCAGTGCCCGAGAATGGCGTGAACAAGTAGATCCATGGTGGTCAAAACGCTTGGGTATGCCTCATTTAACTCCTCGGTGGGTCTTACAGTATTGGGGCACAGAAGTATGCCGCAAAGGGTTCAATGATGACATTTGGATTGCCGCACTAGAACACAAACTGCTTAACAGTACAGATAATATTGTAATCAGCGACTGTCGATTTCCCAACGAAATTAAATCAATTAAAGACGCCGGTGGGCTCGTGGTTCGCGTGATTCGTGGACCAGAACCCGAATGGTACGAAGATGCTGTCAACGCTAATCGTGGTGAAACAGGTAATTTTAGCTGGGCTACCAGCAGATCAAAACTAGAAAAATTAGGTATACACGCCAGCGAAACTGCCTGGGTTGGTACTAAATTTGACGCTGTCATGGACAATGATGGTAGCATTGATGACCTTTATCAACAGGTCCAAAAACTGATTAAAAATCAGGTGTTAGATCTCCCTGAGTCCAGCGAACGCCCTCTTTATGTAGGGATCTCTGACAGTTGGCACAAACAGTCTTAAGATTGTTGGGACGGTTATTGGTTAAATTTCCGTCCACGTAGAACACATTGAACACCTCTTGGTGTTTGGATTTAAATCCGCACTTGTCACAGAAATCTTTCTTTTTATAACCTGCTTTTTTCCAAGCAGGAATTCCTGGACCGTTTCCTCTAGCACAGTGGTCGCATTTTGATCTGTAGAAGGGCCTGCCTTCTTTGTAGTAGTTTATAGCCACGGGTCTTGCGCCGCAGGTTTTACATAAGTTTCTCATATAGCCCTTTTTGTGCCCTTTTCGATTGTATTTAATCCGGTTGTTTTTACCAAACCACACTAAATATATTAAAGAAAAATCCATTTATGGGAGAATGACAAATGGCACTTAATTCACCAGGCGTAGAAGTACAAGTAATCGATCAAAGTTTTTATAGCCCAGCGGCTCCGGGAACTGTACCATTGATAGTTGTTGCTTCAGCACAAGACAAGATGAACGCTAGCGGAACAGGAATGGCCGCTGGTACACTAAAAGCCAATGCTGGCAAAGTTTACGTAATTACAAGTCAACGAGATTTAACAGATACATTTGGTACACCAAGTTTCTACACAGACAACGGTGGTAATCCAATTAACGGCGGAGAACTAAACGAATATGGTTTACAAGCCGCATATAGTTTACTAGGTGTTAGCTCACAAGCATACGTTACTAGAGCAGATTTAGACCTAGGTCAATTGTTACCATTAGCAAGTGCTCCAGAAGGCATGGCCGCAGATGGTACATATTGGTTAGACACTACTTCAAACACTACATGGGGTATTTTTGAGTGGAACGAAGTTACAGGTGCTTTTACTAATAAAATTCCAGTAGTTATCGATAACGACAACGCCGCATCATATCTAGGTATTGATGGCAAAACTCCTAAATCAAGTTTAGGCGTTGCTGGTACCTATGCTATTACAGCAACTAGCAAAAACAACATTCAATTGTGGTATAAAAATACATCAGGCAATTGGGTACTAGTTGGTTCTAATACAGAAACAGGATTTACAGCAGGTAGTTCATTTAGCTCAACATGCTGGCAGACAAGTTTCCCTGTAGTAACAGGTATTACTGTTGTTGGTGATTTGACCAGCCTAAATGGCTCAACAATGTTAATCAACGGTCAAACTGTTACACTAAGCGGAAGCAATTTAACAGCGATGGTATCGAGCATCAATAGCGTAATGCGCACACACGGCGTTAACGCACTAGTTGGCACAGGCAACTATATTCAATTGTACGCAGATTCTACAGCGGCCAGCAATGGTGCTAGTGGTGCTGCAGCCTACGCAACAATGGAAGTTGACACAATTGCATTTGCTAACAGCGGTACACGCTACGCAGTTGGTAACGTTCTTACAATTCTAGGCGGTTCAGCAACAACATCAACAGCAGTTGCTCAACTAACAGTTACAGCGGTTAATACAACAACCGGTGCCATTACATCAGCTACAGTTCTTAACATTGGTGAATACACAGCTATTCCAAATGCTAGCGGTGCTGTTACAACAGTTAACACTGGTACTGGTACAGCCGCAACTATTAACCTAACATTTAAAGTTGGCGGTGTAGTTGTTAGCGCACCTGGTGTAGATTATGCTACTGCTCCAACAGTTGTAGTTAGTGGTGGAACAACAGTTACTAACGTTGTTGTATCAAACGGTGGCGTAACATCTATTACAGTTCAATCAGCTAAGGGTTACACTAGTGTTCCTAGCGTTACAATCCAGAACAAAGATGTACAAGACGGCAAGATCAAGATTCAAGTTGGTAGCACAGCGACTCTGCTAACATCCTTAGGGTTAACAGCAGGAACATATCTTCCTCCAGCATTATTCCAAGGCCCACATACAGCTTACCCAGACTTTACATCAAACCCAACAGGTTCTATCTATGTTAAGACAACAAGTCCTAACGTAGGTGCTTATTGGAACGTTAAGACCTACAGTGAGTCTAGTGAATCATGGACAACAATCAAAGCTCCATTATATGCTACTCCAGAAGCTGCAATTTTAGGTCTAGACCCAGTAGCATTTGGTAAGAATATTCCTGTAGGTTCTGTATATGTTGAAATTAATCAAGACAACGGTATTGGTCTAGCAGGTCAACCACAACTAGCTGAATTTGAAATTCGTCGTAGAGTTTCTACAGGTCCAACAACTATTACTACACCTTCAGCAACTAGCGCATTGACATTTGTTAGCACAAGTAGCTTCTCATTAAAAGAAAGCATTGGTGATAACGCAACGTTTAGTTCTGTGGCTACAATCACAATTCAGCCAGGCGATACACTAGATAAAGTTGCTCAGTATATCAACGCAGGAACTAATGGATTCAAATATATTTCTGCTAGCTATAATGCTTCAACATATCAGTTAACTATTAGCCATAGTCAGGGTGGTGAAATTCGTCTAAACGATATTACTAATAGCCCATTAGCATTCATGGGATTCACTCCATGGACACGTAACGCGGCTGGTGTTGCTAGCGGTACTACTAACCTTTACGCTGTTGGTCAATATGATCCAGACGTAGTAGGTGGCGGAGGTTTTGACTTCCGTGCTTCTAACTGGCAACCTCTAGTATTTGAAGCAACAACAGTAGCTCCATATCAAGATCCAGCAGATGGTACACTATGGTATAGCTCTGTAGTTGACGAAGTAGATGTTATGATTCATGATGGTACTAAGTGGAGAGGTTACAAGAATGTATACCCTAACACAAGTCCAAATGGTCCAATTGTCAGCGCAACTGCTCCTAAATTAACTGGCGGTCAAAGCGATGGCACAGATCTAGTTAACGGCGATATTTGGATCAGTACAGCTGATATTAGCGAGTACGGTATGAATATCTATGTATGGAACGGTAGCACTCTAAAGTGGGTACAACAAGATCCTACAGATCAAACAAGTCCAAATGGTTGGGTGTTTGCTGATGCTCGTTGGGCAACTAGCGGACAAGCAATGGATCCTTCATCAATCACAGCATTGTTGGCCAGCGACTATGTTGATCCAGATGCTCCAGATCCAGCACTATATCCAAAAGGCACACGTCTATGGAACCTACGTCGTTCAGGCTTTAACGTAAAACGTTACGAAGCAAGCTACATCAATGTAGAATCTAATAGCGGTAAAAACATTCGTTACAACAACGAAATTATGGACGGATCCGGTGGCAATGTTATATATAACACAGCTCGCTGGGTCACAGTAAGTCCTAATCAACCAACAGGTGCTGGTAGCTTTGGTCACCATGCTCAACGTGCTCTAGTAGTTAAATCACTAAAAGCATTGATTGACACAAGCGCAACAATTCGCGATACTGATACATTGGTATACAACTTAATTGCTTGCCCTGGTTATCCAGAAGCTGTACAAAACTTAATTGCCTTAAACAACGATCGTCAAGATACAGCGTTTGTTATCGGTGATACGCCTATGACATTGACACCAGATGGTACATCATTGTTAGCATGGGGTAACAACACAGCAGGTGCGTTTGATAACGGTCCAGACGGCGCAACAAGTTACAGCGACTACATGGCATTTTACTATCCAAGCGGATACACAACAGACAATACAGGAAACTATATTGTTGTTCCGCCAAGTCATATCATGTTACGTACAATTGCAGAAAGCGACCAGAAGAGTTATCCATGGTTTGCTCCAGCAGGTATCCGTCGTGGTGTTGTTGATAATGTAAGCTCAGTTGGTTACATTAATGCTCAGACTAGTGAGTTCCATACAACAGCATTGCCACAAAATATCCGCGATGTAATGGCACAGGTTAAAGTTAATCCAATCGCAACATTGTCAGGTGCTGGTATTGTTGTAATGGGTCAATATACTCGTGCTAGTGCAGCAAGTAGTTTAGATCGTGTTAACGTTGCTCGTCTAACAGCATACGTTCGCCGTCAACTAGGTTTAATTGTAAAACCATACTTGTTTGAGCCTAATGACTCGATCACACGTGGCGAAATTAAGAGAACAATTGAGAGCTTCCTATTACAATTAGTAGGACAAAGAGCGTTGTACGACTATCTTGTAGTTTGTGATACGTCAAACAATACTCCATCTAGAATTGATCAAAACCAACTTTGGGTTGATATTGCGATAGAACCAGTTAAGTCAGTGGAATTCATTTATATTCCTCTACGCTTGAAAAATACTGGCGCAATTTCCGCCGGAGCTTAATGGTAAATATAAAGGACAGGAGCAACTAATATGGCAATCGCAAGTTTAAGCAGATTTACAGTACCGTTAAGCACAGGCCAATCTTCAAGCAATCAAGGCTTGTTGATGCCAAAGCTAAAGTATCGTTTTAGAGTTACATTAAGCAACTTTGGTGTTAGCGCACCGACTACTGAAATTACAAAACAGGTAGTTGACGTTACTCGTCCAAAAGTTACTTTTGAAGAAATCGCAATTGACGTTTACAACAGCAAGGTAAAACTAGCTGGTAAACATAGTTGGGGCGATATGACTCTAACAGTACGTGATGACATGACAGGTGCTGTTACAAAACTAGTTGGAGAACAACTACAGAAACAATTCGACTTCTACGAGCAGGCTTCTGCTAGTAGCGGTATTGATTACAAGTTTACAACTATCATCGAAATGCTTGATGGCGGTAACGGTAAAGATACTCCTAACGTTCTTGAAACATGGGAAATCGATGGTTGCTTCTTAAGTGATGTTGATTACCAACAGTTAGATTACAAGACCAGTGAAGCTGTTCAAATCGCAATGACATTGAAATTCGACAATGCGATCCAAACAGACGGTGCTGGAAATCCATTGGGTGTTGGCCAGCAGGTTGGTCGTACACTAGGTTCATTGATTACAGGTTAATCAGCAAGGCAATAGAAAGCCCGGAATTCCCCGGGCTTTTTTTACGACTAAATATTAGCATGTCTATCGGATCATTTTTACAATCAGTTGGTGGCGGGATACTTGACCCGCACGGTAACCTGGGCGACTATCAACACGCCTCGAGATTATTTGTTAATAATCAGTTTGCCCTTGCTCCTAAAAATAGTTGGATTTTTTATGTTAGTTTTGACATAAGCCAAGAAGCTATACAAGGATCCGCAGGCGGCGCAATTGGACCCGGCCAAGGTAGTGGTATCTTGGGACTTATTAAAGAAGCAATTAGACTTCCAGATGATTGGAAAGGCCGCCATCAACAAGAATTAGGTATGTTGGTTAAAGCCGCAGACTTACCTAAGTTTACAATTGAACAAGAATATGTAAATCAGTATAATAGAAAAACTCTAGTTCAGAAGAAAATAAATTACAATCCATTAAACATTAATTTTCATGATGACATGAGTAACGTTACACATAGATTGTGGGTTTATTATTACAACTATTACTATGCTGATGGGCAAAATCCTCTAGCTAACGGTATTCAAACTCGTAATATTGGATCGTCAATTGGAAAAGCATTAGGTGGTGGCCTAGGTAGTATTATTGGAGGTGCGATTGGCAAAGCAGTAGGCAATAAAACTTCAGGGTATACTGATAACAAATATCAAGACACATTTTTACACCCCTCAGGTAACTATGGTCTTAACAACGGGCAGACTGTTCCTTTTTTCAATAGTATTACAATATATCAGTTAAATCAACAACAATTTACTTCATTCACTTTAGTCAATCCAATTATCACAGAGTGGACACATGATAAATTAGATGTAAGTACCACAAATAAAGTACAAGAAAATAAAATGACCATTGCGTATGAAACTGTATTATACGGCACTGGTCAAGTGTCAATTGACAATCCACCGGGATTCGCTACAATACATTATGACCAATCACCTAGTCCACTAAGTGTGCTAGGAAGTATTGGTAACGCTTTAAATAAAACTGGAGCAGATAATGTATTTGGTGCTATTACAGGTTTACAAGGAGTTGGCAATCCTCTTTCAGCTGGAGGGTTAGGCCTAACGGCAGCAGGACTGTTAACAAATAAATCAGTGATAAGTGCAGCTACTCTTGGATTTGCTGGAATAAGAAGTTTGTTTAATAAATCAGATGGCAAGGCAGGAGTTAATCCTAAAGGTATTGATATACCGGCACAAAAAGATTCAAGCACTACTGCTTCAGAAACGGGAGTACAACCGACTCCTATGCTTGACGACAATGCTGGAGATAGCACACCTTATGATGTTACTGCTCTTAGTTTACCTGATCCGTTGCCTGAAGATGTAGCTAGTTTAGAAACACTAAGAGACGAACAGAATACTCTAAAAGGTAACTATGCTGATCAACTTGGGTCTATGCAGAGACTACAGGCTGAGTACCAACCTCAACTTGATGCTGCAATTCAAGCAGGAGATCAAGCAAAGTTAGATTCTTTACATCAACAAATGGAAAGCGATGGATATATAGATCCGGCACTAGTACAAATGAATTTAGATAAGATAGCAGGTAATATAGATACTGTAGCCAGTGCGCTAACTACAGCCTATGCCGCAAATGACAAACCAGAAAATACTGGAGAAGAAAATAACAACAATGATATCCAGGTCGCTAGTGATAATGTTGAAGGAATAAATGAAGGTCCTACAAACGCAGATACTCAACTAGCAGAAAATAACACAGATGAACAACAAGACGAATGGTGGGCTTAATGGCATATAATAATTTACCTACACAAAAATCAGCATCAAGCAGTGATGCTTCTATTGCTGTACTCAATCGAACCACAGGTAGTACAGGAGTACAAATTAATAATCAAGCACTAGTTTCTCTAACTGGATATTTAGAAACTAGAGGTTTTAAAAACCCCAGTGCAGAAACAGTTGCGCTGACAATCTTAACGCAGGCCACAATTGACGGATTTAATCCGTGGACTGTTATTGAAACTATCAAGAGCGCAGATAATAATGTTATTACAGGAATTGTTTCAGAAATTTTAAATTCTAATAGATTTAAAACAAGTTCGTTAGGATACGTAAAGATAACTAACCCAGTTGAAGATATCGCTCGCAATATACTAGCATGAGTTTAAAATTTGCCAAAGGTCAATATAAAGTCGAAAACCCTGAAAAATATATAGGGTTGGGCGCACCTACCTATAGAAGCAGTTGGGAATTAACTTTTATGAAATTTTGTGATCACAATCCTAGTGTACATCAATGGGCTAGTGAAAGTGTTAAAATTCCATATCGTGATCCATTGACAGGGAAAGCAACAGTTTATATACCTGATTTTTTTATTGTATACATGGATAAGAGTCATAAAAAACACGCAGAGCTGATTGAAATCAAACCAGCCAATCAGATGATCCTAGAAAAAGTAGGCAAGAACAAATATAATCAAGCACAATATGTGCGTAACCAAGTTAAGTGGAAAATGGCATCAGCATGGGCCGCTCAAAATAGCTGTAAGTTTAGAGTAATAAACGAGCACGATATTTTCCATTCTGGTAAAAAATAGAATAAGTAATATTATGACTAAGAAACTTGAAGAGGTTTTTAACCTACCCGAAACAGACGTTAAAAAGAAGCCCCCTAAACTAGAGGTGCCAGATCCTGCTCCAGAACAACCGGTAATTAGCCTACAGGAAAAACTAGAAGAATTTGATAAAATTTCGGCGGCCTTGCCTAGAGTTAAAGGGTTAGGCGATGTCAGTGACGCTGAACTAGATGCACTGGCCGCAAAAGCTGAACAGGCGTACGATGACCTAATGGATCTAGGTATGAACGTAGAAGCACGTTATGGCGCCCGCATGTTTGAAGTAGCAGGTACCATGCTTACTGCCGCTATAACAGCTAAATCATCTAAGATAGACAAGAAATTAAAGATGATTGAACTCCAAATTAAGAAGTACGGAATTGACAAAAAGAACGGAGATATTGACTCAAATACTGTAGAAGCTAACGGTGTACTGATTACAGATCGAAATAGTCTCCTGGAAAAACTGAAAAACATGGATAAATAAAGCATAGGAAGCCACCATGAAAACATTTAAAGAATATCTATCAGAGTCCGTTAAAACTTATCCTTTTAGGATTAAGATTGCGGGTAATGTTACAACAGAGGACGAAGGGTCCATCAAATATGCGCTTGACAAGTTCAGTATAGCTGAGTTCAAAAAGGTCGGCAAGACACCAATTCAATCCCTTCCTCTAGATTTCCCTAAAGTAAGAAACGCAGAAGTTACAGTATTCGAAGTATCAACACACTATCCAACAACACCACAAGAACTAACTGATAAACTACTAATGTGTCTAAATCGTCCGTTAGAAGAAATTGTTGTTCGTAATCCAAATGAACCGTTAGAAGAATATCAGGCTCCGAGAGAAAAAAGAGAAGGTGCGTTATTGAATGACGGCGAAATGTCTGAAGCAGTTTCACAACCATTTGATAGTTTCTGGGGAACTAATTATAATGCTCAGTTCTTAAAGCAACTACATGCCGATGCTGAGGCTCGTCGTAAAGCACGTGGGGAAGAAATTCCAGGCGGCACAGCTGACGAAGTTATGAAGCACCCTGGGCAAACATTAAATGATTTCCCACAAAATAATAACAGTCCAATCAAACAATCGGACTATGATCCAAGGAAGAAATAATATGCAAATGATCGACGTACTTAAACGATTAGAACAGCTAGACGCTACTAATCCAAACGTAGTTAAAGAAGAAAAGAAAAAATCTTCTAACCCAGTTCAATTAGAAGAAGGTCTAGATACTAGCTCATTAAAAATGTTAGCAGGTACGCAATCAATTAATGAATGTGGCATGCCAACATTAGGCTCACCTATGCCATCTATGACTCCTCCAATGCCAGCTAGCTTAAACATGAGCGCAGGCAATGCTAGCGAGATTGTTCAAATGGTAAGAGGTTTAATGGACTTGGCCAAAACTGATGTTCCAAGTCAATCAATGATGCCAGCAATGGGAGCACCTATGCCAGGTTTAGGTATTCCACATCATGAACCAATTATTGACGAGCCATCGCATGATGCTATGAACGCACCTGCTATTCCAGACGTTAAAGGTATGGATGCTCCAGATATGGGACCACCAGAAATTGGCATGGATGCTGACAAAGGCCCTACAGATTTAGATGTTGCCGGCGACCAAGAAATTATGGATCTTATCAAAAAAATCCGTACAGGCGAACCAGTAAAAGTAACAACTGATCAAAATGTAAAAGTTAAGACAAGTGATCCAATCAAAGGGTCAACAACTGATAAGCATACATCTAGCGACAAAGATTTAGATATTGGCGGCGACAAAGAAGACGATCAAGAAGACGATCAAGAAGACGAGGGTATGCGTGGTTACGATAACAGCCCTAAAGAAAAAGTAAAATCTTATGATCCTAACAGCATGGCAGATCTACGTGATAAAGTTTCTGTTGCTGATAAAGAGTATACTCCTCCAGGTAGCGGTGATAATCCATTACCAAAAGCAGGTAAAAAGAAAGAAGAAGCAATGTCCTTTGAAGCACAGTTATTTGCGGACTATAAAAAATTTGTAAGCGAAGCTAAAGAAGTTAGAGACAAGTATAACAAGTACGACTAAGTTATAGGTAACATCAAATAGGCTCTCCGGAGCCTATTTTTTTCGGTAAATATACGTATGGCAACAAAAAACCTAGATAATCAACTAGTCAAAAAAGCACACGTTTCGCAAAAGTGGACCGAACAAGATATCCTTGACCTAGAAGGATGTATGGATCCATTAAATGGTCCACACTATTTTATGGAACACTTTTTTCATATACAACATCCTACAAAAGGTAAGATATTATATGTTCCGTTTGAATATCAAACGCGATTAATTGACAGTTATCACGGGTTCCGTTTTAATGTCAATATGTTACCTCGACAGACAGGTAAGACAACAACGGCGGCAGGATATTTGCTTTGGTATGCTATGTTTGTCCCCGACTCCACTATTCTTATTGCCGCTCACAAGTATACGGGTGCTAAGGAAATTATGCAACGTATACGTTATGCGTATGAATTATGTCCTGATCATATTAGGGCAGGCGTTACAGGTTGGGCTAAAGAAACCTTAGAGTTTGACAATGGGTCACGTATTGTAGCGCAGACAACTACAGAAACAACAGGTCGCGGTATGTCATTATCATTACTATACGCTGACGAGTTTGCTTTCGTTCCGCCTAACATTGCCACAGAATTTTGGACATCTATTAGCCCTACACTAGCAACTGGTGGTAAGGCAATCATTACATCAACTCCAAACAGCGATGAAGATCAATTTGCCAGCATCTGGAAAGAAGCTAATAAACGTGTAGACGAATTTGGAGAAACAACAGAAGTAGGTAAAAATGGATTCTTCCCGTTTAGAGCGCATTGGAGTGAACACCCAGATCGAGACGAAGCCTGGGCCGCAGAACAACGAAGTCAATTGGGTGATGAAAGATTCCGCCGTGAACACGAGTGCGAATTTTTAATCTTTGATGAAACCCTAATTAGTAGTTTAAAACTTGTTGACATGGAAGGTAAAGAGCCAACATTGCGCATGGGGCAGGTCAGGTGGTATAAGAAAATTGACCCTAGAAGTACCTACGTTGTTGCCCATGATCCTAGTTTAGGAACAGGCGGCGATCCAGCGGCTATTGAAATATTTGAAATTCCTAGCATGATACAGGTAGGAGAGTGGCATCATAATTTAACACCTGTACAACCACAAGTTCGTATTTTAAGAGATATTTGTAGATACATAGATAACGAGTGTCTTAACGCAGGAGTACAATCTAGCATCTATTATAGTGTAGAAAATAACACGTTAGGCGAAGCGGCTATTGTAGCAATTAACGAAATGGGAGAAGAAACTATCCCTGGAATGTTTGTCAGTGAGCCGGTTAGAAGAGGACATGTACGCAAGTTTAGACGTGGGTTTAACACTACAAATAACAGCAAAATTGCCGCTTGCGCTAAGTTAAAACAGCTGATTGAAACAGATAAAATTACTATTAACAGCAAGAGTTTGATTAGTGAATTAAAGACATTTATTGCTAAAGGAACGTCATTTGAGGCTAAAGAAACCCAGCATGATGACCTTGTAGCCGCACTTTTACTGATAGTACGCATGATTGTTATGCTAGGGGACTGGGATCCAGCCGTTTACGCTAAAATGACAGAAGATCGTGAATTAACCGAAACAGACTATCCAATGCCGATTTATATCGGCAGTTACTAATAAATACACATTATGAATATTATTGAAATTATCGCCCAAGACGTATTTGACAAAGTACGCGGTCGCTTTGCCAACCTTCAAATGGGTAACGAAGACGGCACCGTTACAAGTAACCCTAAAGAAGCAAGATTTTTTGACTTTGATTTTGTACTTGAGGGCAATAATTTAGGTAGAGTCAGTCTTAGTATTAACGAACGAGGGTCTTTAAAAGTTTTTTATAGCCAAGGAATTACTGAAGGCCAAGACGGTATTACTCGCGGTTTATGGTACGAATTTTTAAAAGAAATGCGTTACTTTGCTAAACGCAGAATGTTAAGATTTGACACTCGAGATATAACAAAAGGAAATTTAGACAAAAGCGATTTCCAATATTTGGCTATTAATGGATCTAAGGAAGATAACATGAACGAATCATCAATGTACGGTAGCAGTAAAACTAGCTATCGCAAACTAGAAAATACACGCCTTATTGTGCGTCATGGTAAAGCAGTAGACGAAGGTAAAGCGGGTGATCGCAGTCGTCATATTAACGCACTATTTGTAGAAAATTCAGAAGGTGAAAGATTTAAATATCCTTTTATCCATCTAGCAGGTGCTAAGTGTATGCAACGCCACGTGGCTAACGGTGGTACTCCACACGATGACGCAGGTAAAGCAATTATCAAAATGAGCGAACAAATTGCTCAATTAAATTCATTTAAACGTCATGTTAAGACAGCTACGTTAAACGATGACGCACATCAAATTCACGAACGTGCTGGACAAAAATTACAAAGTCTACGTGACTGTATGAACTCACTACAGACTCAACGCGGTTATCAAGAATGGGCAGAAAATTTTAGTCCGATGGAAGAAGCGGCAGAATTAGATCCAGTAACTATGGAAGATTACAAGGCTAAGTTTACTGTTAAACATTTTGATGAAACGCTATCAGGCGTATTTCCATTAATTCATTCTATCATGCAAGAAGCTGGTACTGTTGATTTAGACGCAGTAGTACACGAAGGCGATGAAGAAAAATGTGACGAGTGTGGCATGTGGGAAAGCAAGTGTGAGTGCGATGAAACTACAGACGAAGCATATAATCCTAACTCAGCAGGCGCAGAACATCGTCGTAAACTAGATGCCGCTCATAAAGCTCATTTAGAAAAGAAAGCGGCTGGCGGAGATGAAACTGCTAAGAAACATCTACAGGCTAAAAAAGACAAAGCAGATCGTATGCGTAATGATTATAATGCTCGTATGGAACGCGAAAGTGTTAGTTTTGAAGCATTTGAATCTTGGGCCGACGCAATCGTTGAAGGTACAATGACTCCTGATCAAATCGATCAACTTAAAGATCTTTTAGCGGCAGGACTAACACTTGGACCAGACGGAACTTCAGCAATCGAAGCACTTCAAAATGTAGGTATCGAAGATGAAAAACTTGAAGACGCATTAAAGTCTTTGGCAAATGTTGATCCATCTGCCGATCCACTTGAAACA